AAGCAGATGATGAAGATGACCTTATCGAAGAAGTCACTACCGCAGCAGGGTGGTGCATTAAATCTATTGACTATGAGATTCAATTAAAATGACACTTTTAACACCACACAACGTGACACTCACAGAGGGAGAGATAAGTGTTATCTTATTCAACCTTGAGGAGAAGTATGGACACTTACTTGATGGGGAGATACCCGAAGAAGTACAAACCATTTTCAGTAAGTTAGAGGGATCAGTTGATACCTATTATGAAAAGGTCGAACTTGCACAGTCAAAACAACCAGTACCAGAATGGTAAACAAGTATCTCTATATTGTTGACTCATGGATACCTTTCCCATCCTCTGAATATGGTGGAGTTATCATTCTGATTTCCGAGACTGATTCCGAGGCGTTTGAAATTTTATTAAACGAGGAATCACTTGACGAAAGGTATAATGATCGTATCATGGCAAATGTCAAAACGGCACAAAAGTTCGAATTGAAGGAGGAGTACGAGAGTGGCATCCTACAAATCTTTGTAACCTAAATAAAATTTGATACGAGATTATCATGACACAAAAACTTTATAAAATCGAAGAGGAAGCAACAAGTGGTTGGTCACTCTACGAGAATTATCGACACCTGACAAAAGAACAGGCACAAGAAAAAATATCATTCTTAATGAGTAATGGCATCAACCCATCACATTTAAGAGTGGTTCGTGATGACATATAATCCACAGGTTAATGACTATGTGATATGGGAAAGAAATGGACTACTAGATCAGGGGTGGGTTTATTTCGTATCCGAACCGATAGACAACGAGAAAAGAATCAAGAATAACTGGAGACCAGTTACGAGATATATTACTATTGAAGTTGGAGTACGAGAAAAACCTGAGTGCCAATATGATAAGAATAATCCACACAAGTATGTTCATATCTTACTATGTTGTTATGAGAATCAATGGAAAGAGTTGAAATTTGTAAAAAAACGTAAGAGTCAGAATGACAATTCAATCTTATTAGATTCTAAGGAACATATCTATTATAATGAACCAAAACAGAACACACATGATGGGCAGTGACACTATGGTAACTGACACAGGATAGAGAGGGGTTTTGTATAATATGATACACAAAAACCTTTATTTTATATTTTAAATACCTTTTTAAATATAAAAGTGTTAATTATATCGTTTTTAATTGTTTATATTTAAGAAGGGTAATCTGTTTGGATTCTTTATATAATCTATTCGTAATCTGTCTGGAATTAGTGTTATAAATTAGCATTAAATGTCAGTTCTTTTTGTGAGTTTAGGGAGCATAACATAAGGATCGCAAGTTGTCAACATAGGAGACGCAAAAATTTTGAAATACTAACATTAAAAATTGAAATTACATATATAATATTGTGATAATTTCAAGATAATTATATATTTAGTTGCATTATTCTTGAAATTAAGTTATAATTAATTATAGTAATCTGGAGCATTATGAATGACTACGACGTAGCGGAATTTGTTTGGGATTATGAAAACTCAAGTCATGATTTTTATGAAAGTTATGACTTAGACGATGAATATGTAAGAGAAAGTAATAACAATTACCAGGAACTTGCATATCGTCATTATGCTTAAACCGCATTAATTATAGATATTAAATAACAACAATTCAAAGCAATTGCATGTAAAAAGTAATGCAAATGTTTTGAAGTTTTGTAGTATAAAGTAATAAGAAATCACTAATAATAAAATTGCGCGGGAGGGGTGTCGATCTTTTTCGTCGTTGGAGATACATCCCTCCTCTCTTATACCTTTATTATAACAGAGTGAAGGGACAATGCAACCGCTTGTGTGCCACTAATTAAACTGTCACACAAGTTGTTTATTTTTGTTCAATATGGAGTATTATAAGAATGTGGGAAGGGGAAAACCACCTCATTCCCCCCAATCAATTACATTTCCCTGATATGAGTTGTATTCAAAACGAATTAATTTTAGAAAGCATTTTCGAAGAAGTGCAGGAAGCATTTCCTTTTTATTCTGAAGAAAAGCAAATTGAAATCGCAAACAATCGTTTTCAGGAGTTATGCCAGTGAATCAGAATACATACGACGAAATTCTCAAACTTTATGAGGAAGGGGACTTTGACCTCTTTGATTTGAAGTCCGATCTTTATTATCAGTTATTTTACTCTTATAGGGATGAACACTCAGACAGTTAATAAAGTGGCACAGAGTGGGTTTATTTTAATCTCATTACTGTTTATAATAAGTACATAAGCAAATCATTCCCCATTATGCCAAAACCAGAAATTCACTATTCTCCTGCATTCGGTATGGGTTTTTACATCGCAGAAGATGGAACTCTCATGAGCATGCCAGCAGTTACAGATGAGAACGGACGCACGACAATGGACGTTGACAATGAAATGCCTGTTGATGAGTGGGATGACCCAAGTGTTTATTCTCCATCGCATTTTTTAGTGTTAGCACAGATAATGCAGATCTGCACTCTCAAACGTGACTATGTTAACATCGGATACTACGCAGAGAAGTTCAGAGTGACAGTTTAATTACTGTCATAAGACCTCTACCCAAGGGGTCTTTTTACGTCTATAATATACACATAAGCAAATTTCCCACACTATGAAACCGAACGGCATTAACATCGAATTGACACCTAAACAGTATGACTACCTATATGAAACCTTAATGGAAGCATACTCAAACGACGTGGCAGAGCAAAAAGATTGGGACGTGCAGACGTTTGACAATCTCATTGATAACGTCTGTAATGGTAAGTCTACCTACTTATCAAGTGATGTCAAGGGAGTATTACACTAATGGAACTTTTTATTATAATCGGTGGTTGCTATGCTCTTTATACTGTGGGCATGGCAATCGCAACAACAATCGACTATCACACATATAATAAGGAAGAGCAGCTGGTCATGACTGCCAAGCAGAGACAGTTTAAAAAGTGACCACACTGACTACACACCGTTGACTTATCGGTTATAATAAGTACATAAGAGGTTCTTAATTACACTTGGCAAACAAGTTAGGATAGAACCTCAAGTCCTTTACATTTCCCCTATTATGCCAAACTGGTGCAAAAACAGAGTTGATGTTTACTCAGAAAACAAAACTGATCTTCAGAAGGTGTTGGACATCTTCAGTAATAAAAATGTATTTGCTCAGATTATCCCCGAACCAGACTGGTCAAAGATTCCTTTTAAAGGAGAACTTCCTAAAGTTCGTGAAATGAAATCACCGAACGGAAAGGTAGTCGCAACAGTCACAGAATTTTCTGATGGCACTCAGGATACCAGATGGTATGACTGGAGACTTCAAAACTGGGACACTAAGTGGGATGTGCATGACGCTGAAATAGAGGAGGAAAGATGGGGTGCTGATGGTAATGATGAATTAGAATCTTTTACAGCAGAATTTGAAACCGCATGGTCACCACCCGAAGCAATCTGTCATGCGTTAAGAGAAATGTTCCCGAAGGTTTCTATCTCATGGTTCTATGATGAACCAGGTTGTGAAATTGCAGGTTATCTGTAGGACAGTTTAATTAGTGGCACATCATGGGTAGTATCTATTCATTCTACCCATTATAATATTAGTATAACAAACATCATTCCCCAAACATTATGAGACTTATTGAAGAGCAAATGAATTCAGCAGTTCGTAACAAGCAGAACTTCTCCAAGTCTAACACTATGGTGCGTTATGACAAAGCAGAGGACATGAGTTCCGTTTATCTACACGGTCATCGCATTGCAGACTATGACCACAGCAACGGTAAGGCATGGATCAGTTCATGCGGGTGGGAAACTAACACCACTAAGTCTAGACTTAATGCGTTTCTTTATGAAGTTGCTTATGGTGTATCCGTATTTCAAAAGAACTGGCAGTGGTTTCTACATGACAACCGCACCACAGCAACAATCGATTTTTATGATCGCATGGTCGTATTCAGCAAACCACTCACACTTTCAGCAGTGTGATGGTTTAATAACTGTCCATTCGTTACCCCATTCGTATGGGTGGGGTATTATAATAATAGTATAACAAACAATTTCCCAAACATGACAAAGACTCAAACAATCATGAACAGAATCGTTCAAGTTGAAAACTTTCAGAACATGGCATGTATATGTGCAGACTGGGCAGAGTTTGTAATTGAATTAGCAGAGTGGGGCGTCGATGGGTGTGCAAGAATTGATTTCGATGATCCAGACCTTGACATTGCTAAGTTAGATGCGTTCATTCGTTCAGAGAATGGTTACGTTCGTGAATTTGCATAACCATTCGTTCGTGAATCAGCAGTGCCCCCTTTTATGGGGGTTTTTTATTATGCGGTGCGTGGTTTCCCCCGTATATAAAAAAAGGTAACTTCCCTAGTCTACAAAGTGTTACGAAAGGCACATTTATATTTCATGAGTCAAAAAAAATTTTCGCATATATAAAATCAAGTGTGAAGATTCATTAAATGAAAAAAAATTTCGACCAAATTTTTTCGACCATAGAGATCGATCCAGTAACAGACAGGTATCATATTACAATTCCCGAAGAGGTTGTAAACGAACTTGACTGGTACGAGGATCTTGTGTTAAAATGGAATTTTAATATCGACGGAATTTACCTCACAACGAAAGATGACTAAAACTCATACAAAAACTTATCACATCTATTTGAATGATAAATGCCTGTTTAAGAATTTGAGTGAAGAAGAGTTTAATATGATCTGGAATAAACTTTATACATCTTATTGGAAAGAAGAAATCACATATACAGAGGTATACGATATGAGTGTGGAAGACTCTACAATTTTCGAATCATCTTATTGACAAAGCCTTCTATATAAGGTATGATATGAACATAACAACAACAAATTATGGCTAAAGGATTTACAGTAAAGGCAAAGACACCTGCGATTAAAAAATCAGCTACACCAGAATGGGATTATGATAAAGCAAGAGAAATGGTAAAAGGAAAATCCATTGTCTTTTGTCTACCTGGTCGAGGAGTCTCATACGTATTTTTAAAGAATTTTGTACAACTCTGTTTTGATCTTGTACAATCAGGAGCAAGTATACAAATATCACAGGATTATTCATCAATGGTCAATTTTGCCCGTTGTAAGTGTCTTGGTGCAAACGTTCTTCGAGGACCTAACCAAATTCCATGGGATGGTAAACTTAAATATGATTGGCAATTATGGATTGATTCTGATATTGTCTTTAATACAGAGAAGTTCTGGCAATTGGTATTAATGGATAAGGAAATTGCAGGTGGATGGTACTGTACAGAAGATGGTCGAACCACTTCAGTTGCTCATTGGTTAGAAGAAGACGACTTTCGTAGCAATGGTGGTGTGATGAATCACGAAACGATTGAAAGCATGCCAAAAAGAAAGAAACCTTTCACTGTTGACTACACTGGTTTTGGTTGGTTGTTGATTAAGAACGGTGTATTTGAGCACGAAGGTATGCCTTATCCATGGTTTGCACCAAAGATGCAGGTTTTCGAATCAGGTGACGTACAAGATATGTGTGGAGAAGACGTAAGTTTCTGTTTAGACGCAAAGGAAGCAGGTTTTGAAATCTGGTGTGATCCAAGAATTCGTGTCGGGCATGAAAAAACAAGAGTCATCTGATCGTTATACCATTAAGTTAAATGGAAAAGAGGTCTTTTCCGACTTAACAGCATCTGAATACTTCGAACGTATGCAAGATTATGCAATTGAATTCTATCAAACAGGACATCCTACAGAAAATGAACTTGAAACTATTATTACAAGGAGTGATTTAAATGGCAAAGATTAAACAAGGCATCATGGGAGGCACTTATGTTGATGCAATCCCGAAAAAAACTCGTCAAGGAGCAGGAAAACACACGAAATACTCGGCAACTTCTCGTAATCGAGCTCGAAAAAGATACCGAGGGCAGGGAAAATAGAGAATGCACTCATTATTGAGTGCTTTTTTATTGGAAAATCTAGTATAAATAAATAAAAAACCTTGTAAATGTCCATTAATAGGGTATCGAGGGCATTTAAAGACATTAGTTTGTCTTTTTCACCTCATCCAGTCACAAAAGATCTACCAGTCATCAAGAACGAGAGTGCAATTCGTCGTTCAATTCGTAATATTGTGCAAACAATTCCGACTGAAAAGTTTTTTGACTCCGATTTTGGATCTGATGTATACCAAAGTTTGTTTGGTTTCGTGGATTACGGTACAGCAGCAGTTATTCAAGACCAAATTCAGTCCACAATTCGTAATTATGAACCAAGAGTTGAAAATGTCAACGTTATAGTGTCTCCAACACCCGATGAAAACTCATTTGAGGCCGTTGTGAGTTTTGATATCATAGGTCAACAGTTTCCGACACAGGAATATTCATTTATATTAGAGACAACAAGATAATCACATGCCTTTTACTAAATTTTCAAACCTAGATTTTGATCAAATTAAGACTTCGATCAAAGATTATCTCAGAGCAAACTCAAATTTCACTGATTTTGACTTTGAGGGATCGAATATGTCGATTCTAATTGATACATTAGCATATAATACCTACATTACCTCGTTTAACTCGAATCTTGTCGTAAATGAGTCCTTTCTCGACTCGGCAACACTGCGTGAAAACGTTGTATCACTCGCAGGTAACATCGGATATACACCCCGTTCAAGAACAGCAGCAACAGCACAGGTAAATTTAGAACTTTCAATCTCCACAGACACTCCAACGGTCACATTACAACCAGGATTAGTCTGTACTGGGAGTGTGGCAGGATCTTCTTACATATTTTCAATAGTCGAAAAGGCTACAACGTCAGTTGTGGACGGAATTGCAACTTTTTCGAACCTAAGTATTAATCAGGGAGTCTTTTTAAAGAAAAAATTTGAGTATGATGGGTCAATTGATCAAAGATTTATCTTAAATAACCAAAATATTGATACTTCGAAGATTCGAGTATACGTAAGTAATGATAGTGCAGAGTTAGGAATCGAATATTCACCCGTAAATAACATAATTGATGTTAAATCAACTTCAAGAATCTATTTTGTACGTGAAGTGCAGGATGAAAGGTATGAAATTCGATTTGGTGATGGAATTTTTGGAAAAAAACTTGGATCTGGAGATGGTGGAGACGGAGTTTTCATCACGGTTCATTATTTGACGACTGATGGAGTTGATGGAAACGGTGCAGAGGAATTTGCATTCTCAGGAATCGTTCAAAATCAAGAAAGTGTTGATGTTTCAATCGATAGGGTCACTCTAACGACTGTAAATCGATCTCAGAACGGTGGAAATATCGAATCTGTTGATTCCATCAAGTATTATTCACCTTTAACCTACTCCGCACAGAACCGTGCTGTGACTGCAAGAGATTATGAGGCAATAATTCGTAATATTTACCCAGATACTGAGTCTGTTTCCGTTGTTGGAGGTGAAGAACTCGATCCTCCCGAATTTGGAAACGTTTTAATTAGTATAAAACCAAAAAATGGTAATACAGTATCAAATTTTGACAAATCAAATATATTATCAAGATTGAAACAGTATTCTGTATCAGGAATTAATCAAAAAATCACTGATTTGAAGATATTGTACGTTGAAATCAATTCAAGTGTCTATTTTAATGATTCTTTTGTTTCAAATTTGAATACATTAAAAACAAATGTTATAAGTAGTCTTACAGAATACTCAAATTCATCAAATTTAAACAAATTTGGGGGTAGATTCAAATATAGTAAAGTTTTACAGATTATTGATGATACAGATGAGGCAATTACATCAAATATTACAAAAGTTACGATTAGAAGAGACTTACAGGCGTCTGTAAATCAATTTGCACAGTATGAATTATGTTTTGGTAATCAGTTTCATGTTGATCCGAGAGGATTTAATATTAAGTCTACAGGATTTACAATACCTGGAGAATCATCAACTGTTTATTTAACTGATGTTCCAAAAGGAGATCTTAAAACTGGAACTCTTGCAATTGTTAAATTAGTTGATGGTGTAAATTCAAGAGTGATTATCGGAGATGCTGGAATAGTTGATTATGTTAAAGGTGAAGTCATATTAACTACAATTAATATTTTATCAACAGAAAAACCAAATGATATTATTGAAATTCAAGCTTTTCCAGAATCAAATGATGTAATTGGATTAAAAGATTTGTATCTCTCATTTAGCATCTCAAAAAGTACAATAAATATGGTAAGAGATGTAATTGCATCAGGTGATGAAATCTCTGGTGTTAAATTTACCAAAGATTTCTATACATCCAGTTATTCAAATGGAAATATAATCAGAGAATAGTATGATACAAACAGGAATTGAAAGCAAAGTAAAAATTCAAGATATAATATCAAATCAACTTCCAGATTTTGTCTTGGATGAGAGTCCTGAAGCTGTCGATTTTTTAAAGCAATATTATATTTCTCAAGAATATCAGGGTGCACCAACTAATCTTTCTGAAAATTTAGATCAGTATTTAAAACTCGACAACCTGACTCCTGATGTCATAGTTGACAACTCTTCTACAGTTGGTGTTGTTACGGTTGGTTCTGATGTGATTTATGTCAGTAGTACCAAGGGATTTCCAAAAGAGTACGGACTATTAAAGATTGATAATGAAATCATTACGTATACTGGAATTAGCACGAATGCGTTTACAGGATGTATTCGGGGATTTAGTGGAATTACTTCGTATCATCAATCTTTGAATCAAGAAGAATTAGTATTTTCAACATCACAGGATAATGAACATAATGATGGTAGTAATGTTCAAAATTTAAGTGCATTATTTCTCAAGGAATTTTATAAAAAAACTAAAAAAACATTTACACCAGGATTAGAGGGAACTGATTTTAATAAAAATGTTGATGTTGGTAATTTCATTCGAGAAGCAAAATCTTTATATGAAACAAAAGGAACAAATAAATCTTTTGAGATACTTTTCAAAGTTCTTTATAATGAAGTTCCAGAAATTTTAAATTTAGAAGATAGTTTAATTAAACCATCGAGTGCAAATTACATAGTAAGAAGAATTGCAACCGCAGAAGTTATTTCTGGAGATCCTCTTCTCTTGAAGGGACAATCAATTTTTAGATCTAAACTTAACAATACTGATATTAATGCTTCTGTCTCAGAAGTTGAACCCTTTAGTCGAGTTGGTGTTGGAACTTTTTATAAATTTAAACTATTTGTTGATGACTCTGGATCAATTGATATTTTAAACAACTTTGACGTTATTCCAAACACAAGAGTAATTGATCCTGTTTCAGTTGGATCTTCAATTATTACAGTTGATTCTACCGTTGGATTCGATACATCAGGGACAATTTTAGCAGGTATTAACACAATAACATATACTGATAAAACAGTTAATCAATTTCTAGGTTGTACTGCATCTAGTATAGGATCATTTAACACTTCAATTAATCCTACAGATAATATTCGTTCTGATGATTTTTATTTTGGATATGAAAATGGTGATCCATCAAAAATAGTTAAATTAAGATTTACTGGTGTTATATCAAAGTTTGTACAGACAGAATCAATAATTGTTGATGAGGGTGACATCATATCTGTTAAGAGTGTTGGTGATAATGTAGTTAACCCTGAACAGGGAAGAACATATAAACAAATATTTTCAAATTCATGGATTTACAATACTGCTTCTTCTTATAATATAAGTCCAAATAGCACTTCAGAATCAATTTCTTTTTTAAGTCCACTTGATAGATCAAGTTTAAAGAAGGGTGATCAGGTTGAACTTACTTCTGGAATTGGCACAGTTCTGTATCCTATAACATCAAGTATCCCTTTTGTCTCAGATGAAGTAATAAATGGTAATAAAAGTGTAGCATTAAGTGGATTCGGATATACTGGAAGTGTAAATAATACTTCAATTCGAAGGAGATTACAAAAGGCATTTAGTGTAAATACTCCAATAGAATTTGGCAATTATAATGTCACTGCTGACGTTCAGA